CAGCCAGAGCGATACGCGCACAGACGAAAGATAAAGAAACCTATGCGGCGCTAGGCATGTTTATCACAGGTTCGCCGGATGATAGATTGGTTATAATGAACGACATGGAGAGAATGTATCGTGCTGCACATGAAAATTAAAAAGATGGCGCAAGGTGGCGGTGTTCGCATAAGTGAACTAAAGCCAAACAGCAAGGAAGTGGCAAGGCGCATGATTGATAAAGGCGAACTGGTGCAGAAAGAACGTGGCAAATACGTTTGGCATGAGGTCAGCAAATGAAAATAAAAATCAAACTCCGAAACGGCCAATCCATCATAGCCCAAAGCTACGGCTTCGGCGCGGTGGATTGTCGGGGCGTTTTTCACCACAAAAGGCATTATAAATTGATTCAAGTATTGGGGGCTTAACTGCCCCTTGTTTTTGCGCTATACTTCAATCGTTTTAACGAATTGGAAACGAAGCCTTGAAGAAGTTTGACAGCGAATACCAGCCAGAGAACCGAAGAACAAGAAACAAGCTTACTCTTGCGCTTGAGGCTATCCGCAGCGAGGGTTTAATAGGCACAGACCAAACATCAAGCAAAGAGGAAACAGAAAAAGCTGTATTTGCATTTATGGCAAAAGCGGCATTCAATCCTACACCAGATACCGCTGTGATATCAAACGCTGCATTTAACATGCTCATCAAGAAGATGTACCCAGACAGCAAAGCCACTAACGACCCGATTAACTTCAAGTACAATAAGACGGATACACCAGCAGAGAAAGCCGAAGGCGTCATGGAAGCGGTTGCAGCTGGTGATATCCCGCCTGACATTGGTTCTACGCTAATCGGCATGATTAAAGACACTATATCCATCACAGAATCCACCGAACTAATCAAGCGATTGGAAGCGATTGAAGAATCATTGAAACAGCGCTAAACTGCTCAGTAACTAACCGGAGACAGAATCATGACAGTAGTTACATCAGCACAGCCTTACTTGTTTGGCGAATCATTCAGGGACAATAACGTCATCGTTATCGGAGTCCGCTTAAACGGTGGCACAGTTGTTACTGAGCAAAACGTTAACGGCACATGGACAAACACAGGTGACTCATACTCAACTGACGGCTCTTATCAGTTATTCGTCGGTGGGGGCGGCGTAAGAATGCGAATCGTCTGCACAGGTTCTGCAGTAGTGGATGTTCCTTAATGGGTGTTACTGCTATAGGCATATCAAAAGCAGGCATCTCCAAGCGCGGAATATCAAAGCCCGGGATTTTAGCGTCAAATACGCGCTACGCCTACAACATGGACGGCATAGACGACCGTTGGACGTTAGCTAATCGGGCTATCAATCCAGATGGCGATAACGCATTTGAGTTTTACAGCCCAAACCTAGTTGCCAGCGCCTCTACAATTATCGCTCAGAATATATCTAACACTGCAGCATCTAGGGAGTTTCATTTATACGCTGGAGTTAACTCCGCAAGTTTAAGCGTAATTTGGGGCGGGGTTGAAACTGTTTTATGTACGGCAGCTCAAGGGTATGAGCCAAACAAAAAATACTGGCTTAATTTTGCAGGGTCTAGCTTCACTTTAGCTAAAGGCACTAAATCAAATGTAATCAGGTCTGCATCATTTACAAGAGGGCTGTCAAGGGAGCCGTCTGCACCTACAATAATAGGCGCAAGGCAAAACGGCGCTGGGGTATTCGCCGTGCCTTTCATCGGCCTCCAATATGACATAAAAATCAACGGCACTCTATGGTCGATGGCTGACCGCAATCAATCTATCCAGCCATCAATACCAGCAGGCAATAACATGACAGGTGCAAACCTGAATCCAGACAGATGGGTGGAGATACCTAAATGAACTTAGATGAATATTTAGCAATTCCAGAATCTAAGTACGCCATCATCCGAACAGATTCATATCAAGCCGATGATGTGGCGCAAGGTATTAGTCAATCACCAAGACAGTTCGACAAGGACGGCATCAGCTTTACGTTGTTGAGCCTCGACCCTGCACAGATATCAGCACTAGCTGAATACGCTGAAACCGCTGGTAATGGCGTTGAGTTTGAGATTACGGTTGGATCAGGCAAAGTAACGCTGTTGACGCATAGTCAAACGCTTGAGTTGCTACCAACATCGCCGGAGGAATAATGACGTACACAATACCAGACTTTGGGCCGTCTGACCTGTTGACTTCTGACCGAGCTGGAACAAGGCGGGTGCGTGTTGATTCTGGACAAACCGGCTTCTTCGAGCGCAGAGAATTCCGCATCAGCGAGGAACTGGCTATACCAACAGGCACAAGCCTGGTTTATCGCTTTGAGAGTCCTGTTAACTTTATCCTATGGGAGCAGACGATAGAGTGCGATGCTCACTTGTTAAAGTTTGAGGCTATCGTCGGAGGCACAGAGGGAGGCGCGTTTACGCCTGTGCCAATGTGGGGCAAAAACCGCATGACTGAGCAGCCAGAATACACAAGGCAGGCAGTGTTCAGTAAAGGCGGCACTATCACAGGTGGTCAAGTCGCCGAGGTGCTTAGATTACAGGCTGCAGGTGCAACAGCTCAACGAGCAAGCGTTGGTAACTCTGTCGGCTCTGAGCGCGGATTGCCCGCTGGAGTGTATCACCTGAAACTGTCAGCTATCGGCGGCGATGTTACAGGAACCTTTGCGCTAGTGTGGGAGGAAAGGCCTTAAACTGGTCGGAGTTGTTGAAACCCACTAATGGTGTAAGCTGTTGGTGGGTTTTTTATTAATTGGGGAACTGGAATGAAAACTATCAAAGATGCGGTGATTGAGCTGGGTGGGATTTACCCAGTGCGCGAAAGTGGCGTTACTGTTGGTGACGAAGTTTTGCTTGTTCAGATTGACTTTAGCCCTGAATACCCAGAGGATGAGATAGGAAGTTTTCATGCTGGAGGGTTTGGATGTGACTATGAAATTTATAGAGTTGTATGCACGCGCTCAGAATTCGAATCCTGTGCCAAACGCCTTGGCTACATCAACGGCTATCGTTGGGGAGTAGAATATCCGACCAATGGCAAGCGGCCGGATTTGGCGGATGATGTTATTTGCGGTGTGCTTGACGAAGTTTGCGGCTGGTGCAATGACGAAAACGAAGGTAATGTTGGTACTTGGAAATGGTTTTCAGTAAAAGCTTTCCGCATCACCGACCAACGATTCAAGCCAGCCGACACAAGCTATCTGTATGTTAAGCAGCAAGACCATATTGTTGAAGCCAACGAAAAGGTAAGCGAGTGGTGGGATTATGATAAATTGCAGGTAAAATCCGGAAAATTGATACCTGTAGACTCTGATGTTCTTTTTTTCGACAGAGCGCCAAATCCTTTTAAGTGCAAGGTTATGTACAGCTCTGAATATGTCACAGTAATACGCTGCATTGATGGTTCAGTAAACAAGGAAATGATCGGCGTTGATATAAGTAGATGTCCATTTGAAGAAAGTTTCAATCAGATAAAACCATTAGACTGGAATCGCAAAGCTGAGATGGATCGCGAAAAGGTGATTGAGGCTGCTATGAATGTGGCAGAAAAAGACTGCCCAGAGTGCGGAATTAAAATACTTGGCGCACTATACAACGCCGGAATGCTTGTGCTCCCATCAAAGAAAAGCGATACTAAAGATTAACCAAAGGAGGTTATTATGCGTGAACAAGATTGGGGTTTAGATTTTGATGTTGGCGGCGGCACAACTGATGAGGGCTGGCTAGACGTCGGCACGAGCGACAAACCAAAAGACAAGAAGCCAGACAATGCTAAGTCTCGGAAGCCTGTCCGTAAATAACTTTGACATAGCACTGTTGGCGGCTTATGTATTGGTGTTGATAGTTAACATCAAGTCAGTGCTGCCAATAGCTGCTTTTGTTGTTTATATCGCCATTCATTCTCTACCAATCAGAAACTTTGACGCATACATAGCCTGTTCAGCGCTATGCACAATGCTTGTTATGTCAAATATCAAACTTTCGTTAGAAATTTGTAAGGCATTTACCTGTTTCAGTGTTATATACTTACTGTCGGCGGTAGATAACTTTATCTCATATCACTTTGATGTTGATTCTGGTTTGGACCAATGGCTTAAACCTGCAGTTGTCGCAATCAACGCCTATCTATTGGCTTTTCTATTCGACGATTGGAGGCGCGGAAATGCTGTTGGATTTGTTAGTTATTTTGCTTTCCGGCTTCGGCAGTGTAAAATGTATTTTATACATGATAACCAAGTGCAGAGAGTTAAAAAGTGAAAAGCCTGGCAGAAATAATGATGTTGATTAGTGACAGCGGCAATGTGTTTGCCGCAAAGTTTATTAACGGTCTTGGGGCTGTGTCGGTTGGTTCTGGCGTTACGCTTGGTGCAGTGGCCACGGCAATGCCGAATGACCAAAGCTTTTGGGCTTCCAATCTTCCCATAATCGCAGCAACGGTATCAATTCTTGGCGGATTAACCTTCATCACAAAAAACCTTTTTGACATGTGGCTGGCTTATCGCAAGCGGGATAAATGATTATGTATGATTTTAAAGCTACACATTATGGCAGCTTCTTGGGTGTGCCCGTGTTGATTGACATGACTGATGATGAATGCCCAGCACTTGAGGCGCGCTATTATCTCGGATGGTTAATGGATTTCATGGAGTTTTTATTCGGCATTTACTGCGTCGTGATGAGCGCTATTGATGCTGATTTTGAGCCGCTATTCCCCATTAAAATCAAGGGTGCGTTATGAGCGATCCAATAAAGTTCCCAGCACAGCCAAAGTTCAGCAAAGAGCAGGAGCTTTACAGCCGGTTGCACGACTTGGTGCATGAGTATGATGGTGAGCTTTCAATGGTGTCAGTTGTTGGCATTGTTGAACTGTTAAAATTGCATGTTGTGGAGGCGGCAAAATGATTGATTTTGAAACAAAGAAAACACTTGTAATGAATGTGGCTGAGGCTTGTTTATTGTCTTTTTCAATTGGTTTTATTTGCGCCTGCGTACTATTAGTTGCAGCCAGGCCATAGTTATAAATGAAACGCCTAACCGACCTAAAGCTATCCAAACTAGAAGAAGCCATCCGGTCAAAGCCTGTCGGTGGCAGAACTTATCAGGCTGTGTTCGGTATCGTCTGCCCGAAACAGGGCCATCTATACAACCTAATCTATCAAGAAAACGAATGGCAGCGCATCGAAGCGGCGACGCCAGATGTTTACATTGCCGCAAAGCTTGAGCGTGTACTGACCAGTCGCAAGCGCTTTGTTGTGGTTGTTGGTGGTAGGGGTTCGGGTAAGTCGGTGCAGATAGTTGATATTGCTCTGGCTGGCGTCCGCGACTTGGGCGACAAGGTTTATTGCTTGCGCGAATTCCAGAACTCACTTGAGGACTCGGTTCACAGCCTGATTACAGAAGAATATACCCGCCTTGGTTTTGATGGCTTTTACACTCAGAATAACGTCATTTATCACGAGCATGGTGGCGAGTTTAAGTTTAAAGGTTTGGCGCGTAACCCGGCTTCGATAAAATCCGCTGCAGGTTTCCGCAGATTCATAGTCGAAGAAGCGCAGTTTATATCTGACGACTCACTAACAGCATTGACACCTACAGCGCGGAACAAAGCAAAAGCTGGATTGCCTAAGCGCTTTATCGTTGAAACAGACGAAGAAGAAAACAGCCAAATTGACGACCTGAATAACGTGCAGATGATATTCGTTGGAAACCCTGCATCAAGTGCTGACCCGTTCTCAGAGCGATTCATAACGCCATACGTCGCTGATTTAGAGCGCGATGGGTACTATGAGGATGATTTGCATCTAATCGTCATGATGAACTTTGACGATAACCCGTGGTATCAGGATTCAGGTTTAGACGGTGAGCGTGAATGGTGCTTTAATAACACAAGTCGCGCCTATTATGACCACGTATGGAAAGGAAAGTTTAATGACCATGTTGAAGATGCGATTATCATGGCAGAATGGTTTGATGCTTGTGTTGATGCTCACATCAAGCTGAACAGTCAGCGCCAGTTTGCTAAAGGCGCTCACTTTGTCACGCATGACCCTGCAGACTCCGGCGATGCCAAAGCAACCTGCCACCGGCACGGCAGCTTGATTGTTGATGTGTTTGAGCAGAAAGACGGGGACGCTAACACAGCTTGCGATACTGCCACAGATTACGCATCAGCCATTAATGCCAATGTGTTTGTGTGGGATGCTCAGGGCGTTGGCCTGTCGTTGCGCCGTCAAATTTCTGACGCTTTCAAAGCGAAGCCTGTTGAGCTTGTCGAGTTCTTCGGCTCTGCTGGCATTGATGATCCGACAGGAATCTTTGAGGGGTACTCAGAAGGTCAGCAATTCAACCCGCGAACCAATGAGCAGTGCTTTGCAAACCTCCGGGCACAAAGGTATTGGCAGTTGCGTGAGCGCTGCTATCTGACATATAGAGCCGTTGCGCATGGTGAATACCAAGACCCAGACAAGATGATAAGCTTTAGCTCTGACATTCAGGCTTTGCAGGCTCTGCGCTCAGAGCTTTGTCGCATACCACGCAAGAGAACTGGCAACGGCATATTCCAAGTTATGAGCAAAGACGAAATGAAGCAACGGCTCAAAATGAAGTCTCCAAACTTATCAGATGCGGTCATGATGTCGATGTGTGACTGGAATCCGCCATCTGTGGTAGACTATAGTAATTACAAAGTCCCTAGTAGCTGGTGATTAAATGGCAAAAATAGATTTTCAAGAGTCGCTGGATAGAGTCAATAAGGTTGTATCTGATGAACAGATGCTAGACCAGCGTGAAAAAATAATCGAAGTGAACCGGTTTGTTCGCATTCCTGGCGCTCAATGGGAGGGCCGGACGTTCAGTGGCACCGACCTACTTACTCGCATGGATAAGTACCCGCGCTTTGAAATCAACAAGATTGCCAAAGAGATTAAGCGCATCAGCGCAGAGTTTCGCAACAATCGGATCAACGTCCAGTTTAAGCCCGCTGACGGTTGGGCCAGCCAAGAAATCAGCGACAAGTTAAACCGCAGATACCGCGCTGACTATCAGGAATCTAACGGCGAGTTTGCCATCACTAACGCTTTTGAGGATGCCATTACAGGCGGTTATGGCGCTTGGCGTTTATGCGCTGAATACGAGGACGAGCTGGACCCTGAAAACGAAGATATGAATATTTCGTTTAAGCCTGTCTATGATGCTGCTAGCTGTTTGTTCTTTGATCCTAACAGTAAAGAAATGGATAAGTCAGACGCTGAATGGTGCGCTGAAATGTTCTGCATGCCAGCTGATGCGTTTGAAGCTGAATATGGTCGCCCTGGCTGGAGCGTTAACACGATACCAACGGGGCGTTACGAAGATTTCACCGCGCCGAATAACGTTTACATTGCACGTTACTATGTGGTTAAGGTCGAGAAAGACGAGGTTATCAGCTTTATCAATCCGACAACCGGAGAGTCAGCCAAGTATTACGAAAGCGATATTGAGGAGCTAATCGAAGAACTCAACGAGTCCGGCTTTATTGAAACTAAACGCCGCAAGTGCAAGCGCCGTCGAGTGTACTGTGGTTTATTGGACGGCAAAGGCTGGCTGGATGAGCCTGAATTAACTCCGTTTGAATACATCCCGATTATTGCCACCTATGGCGAAAGATGGTTTGTTGATGGACAAGAGCGCATCAAAGGGCACGCCACAGGCGCTTTAGATGCTCAGCGCCTAGAGAACTTAATGGTTTCGATGCTGGCTGATACTGCAACGCTTGGCAATGAATCAACGCCTATTGTTGACGTTGAGCAGATTGCAGGGCTGGAAAAGCACTGGGCTGCACGAAACAAAGAAAAGCCTGCCTACTTGCCGCTGCGATCAATCAAAGATAAGTCAGGCAATATTGTCGCTCCAGCCAACGTGTCAGGCTATACGCAGCCGTCGCAGTTAAACGCTGGATTATTAACTCTGCTACAGTACACAGGGCAAAGCATCCAGGAGTTAACTGGCGGTCAGTCTATGGACTCCATGCCGTCAAACTTGGCTCAAGAGACTGTCAATAACATCTTTACCCGGGCAGACTCGCACAGCGGCGTTTATATGGATAACCTAGCCATGGCAATCAAGTATTGCGGCAAGGTATGGTTATCAGCAGCGCGCCAACTGTACGGCAATGGTCGCAAGTTAACTCTAGTGACTGAGGATAACAAGCAGACCATTGAAGATATGTCCGGCAAGATTATCGACAAGCAAACAGGGGTCGCCAAGCCAACTAATGACCTGAGCGTTGGCAAGTATTCTATCGTTGTTGATACAGGCGCAGACTTCACCACTCGCAGAGATGCAACGGTCAGCAAGTTGACGCCTGTGCTTGCCAGCATGACGCCAGACGACCCGAACCGCGCCTTGGTTATGGGGATGATCATCGACAACTTGGACGGCGAAGGTCTGGACGAGTTGCGACAGTTCAACCGCAAGCAGATGTTGCTGTCTGGAGTTATCGAGCCTCGCACAGAGGAAGAAATAGCTTTAGTGCAGGAAGCTCAAGCTACGGCAGAGCAAAACAAACCCGTTGATGGCGAAGTGTTGATGGCCGAAGCAGAGATGATGAAAGCCCAAGTTAAGCAGCAAGAAAACATGATGAACTATGAAATCAAAAAAGCAGAGCTTGAGCTTAAGGCTGTCGAACTTAACGCCAGGGTTCAGATGATGGATGTAGAGCGTTTTGGCAAGCAAATCGATAACGGCAGGAAAATTATTGGGGCTGAATAAGCCCCTTTTTATTGACCGAACCGCCGGCGTGGTCAGCGCCTATGAAGGGATAAAGTGCAAAACCCTTGGCTAACAGATTAACCCTGTATCAATCCGCAACTGCTGGCAAGGATGACCAAGCTAAGATTGAGGCTCACATCTGCTGGTGAACATCTAATCTACCACATCTGCACGACTTAACAACTCCGACCAGTTACTTGACAAAAAACCGACGCTGCGTCAAACTATTGACAGCTTCCGATAGCTTATATCGAGTAAATATAGGGTTTAAAAATGACAGAGCAAGTCGAACAACAGGCAGATGCCGGAGATTGGGTAGAAGTAGGCGCAGAAGTTGAGCAAGTCGAAGAAGTTCAGGAGCAGCAAGAAGCTGAACCAGAACAGCAAGACGAGCAAAGCGACGATGAACTACAACTAACCATTGATGGCGAAGCGGTTACGCCTACCGCAGACGAAGATGATGTCGAAGTTCCTGACGATGCGCCGGACTGGGCGAAGAATCTGCGTACTAAGTACAAAGAAACGGCCAGAAAAGCCAAGGAACTTGAAAAGCAGTTGCAGCACACAGCGCAGCCAGAAGTTAAGGCTTCTGAACCTGAGCTGAAAGAACGGCCAATGCCCAAGCTGACTGACCCAGACATTAATTTTGATGAAGATTTACTTTACGAAAAAACCGTACAGTGGAATCAGCACAACATTAAGATAGAGGCACAGAAAGCCAAGCAAGCAGCCGCAGAAGCAGAGCAGAAAGTAGAAGCGCAAAAGACGTATGAGCGATATGGTGAAAGCAAGCAGCAAGTGCTGAAAGTCGCGCCAGATTATGAGATGGCAGAACAAGCAGTCGTTGCAGCGCTAACCGTACCAGCGCAGAACGTGATTTTGCAGTTAGCTTCAAACCCTGCAGCCGTAGTGCTGGCAGTCGGACGAAACCCGGCGCTGCTGAAAGAATTGGCAAGCTTACAGTCTAACCCGCTGAAACTTGCAGCCAGAATAGGAGAACTGAACAAGTCTGTCTATCTAGCACCTAAACCAAAGCCGCAGTTTGGAGCTGATCCAAAGGTGAAAGCCTCAAGCACCAAGCCGCCAAGCGCAGAAGATGCGAAGTTTAACAGCGCATTTCCTGACGCAACATTTAACTAATTGATTAACGCTATCGGAGCAAATCATGGCTAACTCATTAAATAGTAACGTCTCCAGCATTGTGCTGAAGAAATTCGCACCAGGCTTCTTGTCTACCAACGTGCTTTTGCGCGCCGTTGACCGTCAAGTCATTCAGGGCGAAATCAACCCTAACACTGGCGACACCGTTTCATTGAAACGCCCTATGCAGTACAAGGCTGCGCGCACAGCAAGCGGTGACTTGACCGCGCAAACACCAAGCAACCTGATTTCAGGCAAAATCGAAGCCAAAATTAGCAACTACTGCACCGTTTGGATTGAGTACGGCCAGTTGGAAGAAGCGATCAAGCTGAATCAGTGGGAAGAAATTCTTGCCCCAGCTTACGAGCGCATGAATACAGAATTAGAGCTTGAATTGGCTAACTACATCCTGAAAAACGGCAGCCTGTCATTAGGTACAGTTGGTACGGCAATCACTAAATGGTCAGACGTTGCACAAACTGGCTCAATGCTGAATGACATCGGTTTAAATACTGGTAAGAAGTATGCAGTAATGGACCCTTGGGCGTTCCAAGCATTAGCTGATAAACAGTCTGCATTACAGTCTGGCAACACTGAGTTGATTCGCTCTGCATGGGAAGATGCTCAGATTGCCGGCAACTTCGCTGGTGTTCGTGCGTTATCGTCTAACGCATTAGCTAACCGTACATCTGGCTCAGCTTGCGGCACTGCATCGGTAACTGTCAAATCCACACCTACGCTGACTTACGACGCAGTAAAAGACACCATGCGCATGACTGTCACGCTGACTGCTGCATCATTAGGCACTAAAACGCTGAAAGCTGGCGACCAAGTATCGTTTACCGACAACTACTTGATTAACCAACAAACTAAGCAAATTCTGTATCGCAATGGCGCTGCTGTTCCGTTTACTGCAACTGTCGTATCTGATGCCACTGCTGTAGCGAATGACATTGAAGTGACATTATCTGCCGCAGCCGTGTTTGATGCTACTAATCCACAGTTCAACACTGTTGCTTCTCAGGTTGTTGCAACAAGCAAGGTAGCGTTATTGGGTGCAGCTTCTACCACGTACAAGCCAAACATCTTTATGCACGAAAAAGCAATTGCAATGGGTACTGTTGCACTGCCTAAACTGCAAGGCTGGGATAGCACTGTAATGACCTCAGCTTCAACTGGTCTGTCAATGCGTGCCACGCTGTCGTCTAACCCAATCACCAACGTACAAGGTGTGCGGATTGACATCCTGCCAGCGTTTGCAACGTTACTGCCGTTGGGTTGTGGGCAATTTTTTGGGGTCGCTTAACAGCTGGCTTGAATTGAAGAGGGCGCTTTATGCGCCCTTTTTATTGCATCTTACTGTTGGCGTGGTGGTTTAGAATATGCACTCACACGGCTTTCTGTCCGCATCAGTTGAGGTGTCAACGCCAGCGACCCTTACTTGTGACCAGAACTTGCGAGGCTCCATGTGTTCTGTTGCAATAACTCCTATTCTTTTCATGTCTGCAAATATTGGCTCCATCTGCTCAAGTGTGGCATCTGGCAATATTGAGTACCCGATTTCATCCTCTGACCATTTTGCTTTTTCGTAAATATCAGGGCGCTCACAATAGACTATGTACCAATGTTGCTTGCCAGCCTTTAGGCATCCAATACAGTTCGCGTGTTTAAATTTCTCGTACTGGTTTGGCGGTTCAATGCCTATTTCTTTTGTGCTATCAATTACGCCAGATTGCCAAAGTGCGATAGGGTAATCTGTTTTGTAACCTTGCGCGCCAAGTATTCCTGAGCGCCTTTGTATTCGCGCTGTTTCTTCTTTGTCAAAGCCATAGTAAATAATGCAGTCTTTGTCTGAAAAGTTATCAGATAACCACTTCATAAACGGCTCTGTTTTTAATCTGCTAGTACAAAGCTCTGTTCCCGAGCCAACTTTAAAGGCGGATGCGGCCACAACGACATCAAACTGGTCAGGCAATTCTTCTAATGGCAATCCTTTAATGTTTGCGTATGTAATTGGAATTCCCAAGTAATTTGAAACTTGTAACTTAAAGCGCTTTATATCTGCGCTTTCAACATTGGAGTTAATGTCGTGGTTAAGCAGAATTGTGTTTTCTGCGCCAAATTTATTGGCGACGGCGATAGCTACTCTTGCTGAGCTATGCCCCCCCGAATAGCAAACTATATGCTTTGTCATTTTATCCACCCTCAGATAATCCCGAAATAACGTGGCGGCAACAAGTCTCGGGTGTAACTTGCTTTCGATAGCTAATCTAGCCGCGCCTTTATTGTATCACAATTCGACTATCAACAAATCCGACCAGTTCTTGCTGCTGCACACGCATAGCGCTATACTAACAAAAACCCTAGGAGCCGCGCCAATGTGGACCAAAATTGACGTAATTAATTTTGCATTTAGAAAAACAGGCATTGCGTCCGGCACTGTGACATCTCCGGCGTCTGCTGATATGGTGTCAGATGCGCTCATAGACTATGAGGCGCTTGTAAACGAATACGCCGCACAGATGAATATTCGTCCATATGTGACAAATACACCAGATTTAAACGACTACACAGGACTATCAGACCTTGGTAGTCAGGCTATTGGCTACCAGCTTGGCCTAAGATTGCTGCCTGAATATCTAATGGAGCCTACTCCGCAATACTCTGCTGTTGCAGCTCAGACTTTGGAAAACTTCCGCGCATCAGTGTTTGAAGTTCCGATGTTAGAGCGCCGTTACGATATGCCTGTGGGTGCAGGCTGGAAAATGCGCACAGGTTGGGGTGAGTTTTATCAACAAGCCAATATCGTTGCTGGCTCTCAGGTCATGGCCGTGAATGATGTCGGCACGTACACTGTCAACTTTGACCAAGGGCAGTTGCTGCCAAATGAATTCATTTCAGGATTCCAGCAAAAGCACAGTGAATACGCAGAAATTATATCAGCCACGTTTGATGCCAATGTAATAACCTACACGGTTAAATTCACAGAACCAGGCAACGGATGGGTTGCGTTCACTGTTGCTGGCGATCAAAACACCGTTACCACAATGAAAATCAACTTTGATGTGCGGAGCGTTGAATAATGCCTGGTGTTCAAGTTCCAATCATCAGAGGCGAAAAGGCAGTCAACAGCACTGACTATCTGGACAGGCTGCCGAAAAACATGATCGCAGTCTCTAAAGAAGTCCGAGGCGCTGCTGGTTACTTGATTAGCGCTGACGGCTTGGTCAGCTACGCTACTGGCGCAGGCTTGGACCGTGGCGGATTTTATAACGACAGGCAAGGCATTCTATACCGTGTTAGTGGTAACAGCTTAATTAAGGTTTCATCTAATGGCACTGTGACGACGATTGGTAGTGTTGCTGCTGGTGGCCAGGCATCCATGACGTACAGCTTCAACAATCAGATGGTTGTTACTGGTGGCAATGCATACCTATGCGATGGAACCACGCTGACTCAAATCACAGACCCAGACTTAGGAAATCCGATTGATGTGTGCTGGATAGACGGCTATTTCTTTTACACTGACGGCGAGTTTATTTACCACAGCTTGATAACAGACGAATCCCAAGTTGACCCGCTGCAATTCGCTACGGCTGAGTTTATGCCAGATGGCACATTAGGCGTGATGCAGACGCAAGACAACCTTGTCATGGTGCTTGGTCGATACTCTATTGAGTATTTCATTAACCAAGCTAATACGCAGTTTGCCTTTAGCCGCATAGTCCAGAAGTCTATCAAAGGCGGTATTTGCGGCACTCACTGCAAAGCTGAGATTGGCGGCAATGTATTTATTCTTGGCGGTCGCCGTGACGAATCTCCAGCCATTCATGTAGTCAATGCTGGCTCACTTACCAAACTGTCAACTCAAACGGTTGATCGCATTATCTCCAGCTACACAGAAGCAGAATTATCAACTGCAGTTCTGGATGGTCGCACAGACGAGCGCGACACGCTGCTAATCGTCAGGCTGCCAAACCATACGCTTGTTCTGAACGTGGGTGCAATGCAGCAAGTGGGTATTCAAAACGCATGGACTACTTTCAGTTATGGCATTGATGGCGATAAGTGGTTAGGCGCTAACGGAGTATTCGACCCGCGAATCAACAAATGGACCTACGGCTCTGCGTATGATGCAGAGCTATTCATTTTGGACAAAACCACCGGGCAGCAAAACGGTAGCGCATCAGAGTATGAGTTCAGCACTCCGTTGATACCATTGGGTAAAGTGAGGATCGGCACTATTGAGCTAAACACGATACCAGGATTCAACCTTGAAACCGTCCGCATCTTTATGGCCGTATCAACTCAAGGCGTATTCGACGGCATGGAATATTCAGAGGTTTACGCCACGCCTTTAGGTTATGGCGACGACTTTGTGATCCGGCGCTCAGTTGGCTTTGTGTCGCGTGAATTTACTTTAAATTTCAGATGCGTAAGCAAGGACAAAATCAACGTGTCGAACCTGGTGGTTAATTATGTCTAGCCTGATGAGTAAGCAAATTAATTACTTTCCAACAGAATCAGACCTTGCCGAGTTATTTAAAAAGGCTGGATTGCCACAAGACTTTAGTAATAAGTTTATTAAAGACTATGCGGCAATAAAGCGCAATGTTGACCAGAACGCAGAGGCGACCGACGAAAACACGCTAAGTATTGAGTCTCTTGATATTAGAGTAACCGACAACACAGCAGCTATTACGGCAATTGATATCAGACTAACAACCGCCGAAGGTGAAATTGACACTCTGCGCATTGACCTTGACCAGCTAAGGCTTGATTTTAACAACCACACAGCAGCGCAGTCAGCACATGGCGCAACGGGTGATATAGTTGGCACTGATGACTATGCTCAGCCTGCTATTGGTGGAACCGTTCTATTGGCCCCAGCTGTTGCTGACGCCGCTCCGTCAACTGTCACACCTCCAACTGCTGTAGCTGCTGCACCTGCTACGTACTCGCAAGCCTATACAGACAGCCAAACCGCCGCAATTAACGCACTATCAACCGCGCTCGCTCAAGCTATTGCAGATTATAACGCTGCGGTAACGCAACTTAACGCACTACTTGCATCTGAGCGCGCAGCTAAGCAGTTGGCGTTGTGATTAAACCAGCCACACTAGAAGACGTCAAAATATTGACAGACAGCCGCAAGCTAACGTGGCAAGGCGATTTAGCGCTAGACGTTTGCTACATAGTCGAGCAGGGTGAATCAAGAATGCTATTTACTATGGCTCCAGCGCAGGACGGAGTTGAAACGCACATTTGCTGCCCGCCTGAGTGCGTTAAACAATCCAGAGCTATGGCGCGTGAGATAATCGCGTTTGCAAAGTTTCTTGGTTATCAAAAGCTATACACCACAGCAGCGCCTCAGTACAAAACGGCGCACAATATGGCTAGACGGCTGGGGTTCGAGCTGACTGGTGAGGTTGATGGTGAGGCGGTTTATTGTTTAGAGTTGTAAAGCGGCTATTGGGCTGCTTTTTTATTTAGATTATGCCTGACACCAGACCAACCACAACCATAGCACGCCTCACCGCTTTAACATATCCGACCAGTGCGCTATACTGAGTAAAATTTACGCGAGGTATTAATCATGGGTGCAGCAGCCGGTCTAGTTGGCGGTTCTATAGTTTCAGGTATCTTTGGCAGTAAGTCGGCAAGCAAGGCGGCTCAAGCCCAAAGTCAAGCAGTTGATAAGTCTAGCGCTGCGCAGCTTCAAGCTCAGCGAGAAGCTAATCAAATGCAAATGGATATGTTTAATAAATCATTGGAGTTAAACAAACCATTCTATGACGCTGGCGTATCTGGATTGCAGGGGTTGCAACAAGCAGCCAATCAACAAGCAAGCCCATTCAGTTTTGACTATCAGGGTTATTTCAGCAGCCCAGAATACGCAGCATTATCACAACAGGCGCAGCAACAGACACTTGCAGGTAGCTCTGCCACAGGCGGTTTGCGCTCCGGAAACTCACAAGTGGCATTATCTGCTATAGCGCCACAACTGGCGCAGCAGGCCCGAGGCAATGCAATGAACGAATACAGCCTTAACCAAGCCGCACAAATGGACAGATACAACCGACTAATGGGGCTTGTTGGCGTTGGTCAAGGTTCAGCGCAGCAGTCAGCATCACAAGCCGGTCAGGTTGGCTCTAATTTGGCTCAAGGAGCGCTGGCTACAGGTCAAGGCTTGGCGTCAAACCAGCTGCAGATGGGAAACATTGCCGCTAATCGTTACGGCGCACAAAATCAAGCGCTGCAGGGCATTCTGGGCGCTGGAACAACTGCCATGATTGGCAATAGCATGGGCCTGTTCAATAATAACCAGACTTGGAGCATCTAATGGTCGATTTCACACAAGGCGTACTCCAAAACGTAGGCGCATTACAAGGCTTGGCTGCAAACAAACAGGCTATGGACCAGCAGCAAATGCAGATGCAGCAAGAGCAGCAAGCCGACGAGTTGCTTAACCAGTTTCAGCAAGGCGGCGGTCAGGACTTCGGGCTTGTGCAAAAAGCTGTTTTACTATCTCCAACTAAAGCCCAAAACGTGCTGGCTACAATTGGTATTGCTGACGACATTCAAAAGAAACAAGCGGCAAGCGATATTGTTACTTTGCGCTCAGCGCTAACCGACCCGGCAACATTCAGAACAACAGTAGCCAAGCGGGTTCAGGCTATCAAAGACCGCGGCGGCGACCCGACTGATACAATCGGCTTGGTGTCACTGTACGAACAAGGCGGACCAGAAGCGGTAGACCGTGAGCTTGGCTTTGTCGGCGCAGCTTTGGCTAATGAAGGTTATATTAAGCCGGAGTTGTTGGGTATATCCACTGGCGCAACAGACCAACCAACAAGTCAGCGTGAGTTTGAATACTACCAGCGGTTGCAGCGTGAAAATCCAGCAGCAGCAGAGAAGTTTGCTCGTGCGCGTGGTTATATTGAAACAGGCAGAGAAGAAAATAGAACCGAAGCTCAGCGCAACCTGTCTGAGTATAATCGACTTGTAAAAGAAGACCCTGAGCTTGCAAAACAGTTTGGTCAGTCCGTTGGATTAGTTAGCAAAGAAGGTCGTGAGCTATCCGCTCAGTCACAAAAACGCCTATCTGAATTCACTGATGCAGCTGTAGAAAACCAGCGTTTAGAACAAAAGTATCTAACGCTTGCTGATGACTTCCAAAAATCAGGAATGTCAGGCGGCTTACAAACCACATGGACTGAGACGGCAAAAGAGCTATCTGGCAATCAAGATGAAATCTCAGCGCTGCGTCGTGAGTTTTTAAAGGTTCGCGGCTCGGAAGTAGTTAACAATCTACCACCCGGTGCTGCATCTGATGCAGATATTGCAATGGCCCTGTCTGGCTTTCCAAACGACAAAGCGAACGCCGAGCAGGTATCCGGCTTTCTTCGCGGATTGGCAAAACTGAAAGGCTTTAACGCAAAGTTCAACGAGTTCAAAGCCAATTACATCAGCGAAAACGGCTCAGAGCGCGGCATGTTGGCGGCATGGAAAGAGCAAAGCACCAAAGCTGATGATACAAACGTTGTTGATTGGGGAAGCCTGTAATGGATGTAAAATTACCAAACGGCAAGATTATCAGAGGTGTGCCAGACGGTACTCCAAAAGAAGAAGTAGCGCGCAAAGCTATTGCAGCGGGGCTAGCCAGACCATCTGATTTTGGAATGAGCCAAACCCCAGCCGAAACAATCCCGCTCGGCGAAGATGGCCAAGACGTACCTCAAACGCCGCAACCACAGCGCGACTTATCGTTAGGTGAGCAGATTGTAGGTGCTGGTGAGGCGCTATTAACAACAGCAACAGGCGCAACAGGCGGCACATTGGGCTATCTTGGCGGCTCAGCTCGCGGCTTGGGTCAGCAATTGCTTGGCGAAGGAACAGCGCAAGACGCACAGCGCATGGCGGAAGAAGGCGCGGCAATGCTAACCTATGCGCCACGCACAGAAGCCGGGCAGCGAATTGTTGGTGAAGTTGGCGAGGCTTTGGCGTTTTTACCGCCAGTAGCAGCCGCAACGCCTGTTTTAATGCCAGCAGCGCAAACAGCAAGATCCGCAGCAGGTGCAGCACGTCAAGAGGTCGCGCAAGCTCCGCAACAAATCACACAAGCAGCGCGTGAAATTATGCAGCCAGCACAAGTCGATAGGTCTATAGGTGCAGCTGAATTAGACGCTGCCAGAGTTCGGCAAGAGCGAGCTAATGAACTGCCAGTGCCAATCCCGCTGACCAAAGGGCAAGCAACGCAGGATTTTGAGCAGCAGCGCTTTGAGCGAGAAACATCAAAGATCCCAGATGGTGACAGATTGCGCCAGCGCTACACAGAGCAGAATCAGGCAATTAGTCAAAACATTGACGCAATGCTTGACATGACAGGCACTCAGATTGGTGAAAATGCTTATAAGCTGGAAACTGGCAACAAGGTAATTAATGCCCTACAGAAAGGGTTGGAAGCTGAGAAGAAGAAAGTAACCACAGCCTACAACGTAGCTAGAGCTAAAGGCGAGCTTGAGGCGATAATCCCTGACGAAACAATAAACACAGTATCATCTTTTGTTAATGAGAACAGAGCAAAGAGAACTGCTGCGCCAGTGTTAAAAGGTTTCGTTGATGAGGCTCTTGTCAAAGAGTTTGGTGATGGATCTATCGAAGATGGAACCTTTAAGCTAAAGCCACTCTCAATAAATCAAGCCGAAGAACTGAGGCAGGAAGTTAACCGCATAGTCGATAAGAAAAACGGTCAAGATATGTATTTCGCTGGTCAAATCAAAAAGCTGATTGATGATGCTCAAGATACTGTCGGCGGACAAACGTTTAAGTCTGCAAGAAAAATGAGCATGCAGACTGCAAACAAATATAAGAACCTTGCTATCATCGACCAACTACTTGACACAAAAGGCCAGTACGCAGATAAGCGAATAGCCGCTGAAAACGTCGTGAATCGCGCTGTAATCGGTGGAAGCATCGAAGATGTGCGAAACCTTCGCCGAGTGCTTACAACCGCAGGCAATGACGGCATAGAGGCGTGGAAAGAAGTCAGGGCTGCCACTTTGCGCCACCTACGCGATGAAGTAACTAAGAACGTAGGCCGTGATCCACTTGGCAATCCATTAATCAGCGCGTCACAGTTTGACCGAACCATTAAGTCGCTTGACCAGAATGGCAAGTTAGAGCTGATTTTCGGCAAAACGAACGCAGCACAGTTACGCGACCTAAACGACATTGTGCGCGACATTTATGTCAGCCAGCCAAACGCGGTTAACACAAGCAATACAGCGTCAGTTCTGCTAGCATCTATTGACATGATGGCATCTGCTGGCACTGGCATTCCTGCGCCAATTTTGTCAGGCCTGAAAATTACCCGCGACAAACTGAAAAAGCGCAAAACAGAGAAGAAAATTGACGAAGCATTGGGAGAAAAGAAATGAGCATCATAGCAGCGCTGGTTTGTTTGGTGATGATTTACGCAATGGGTGGCTTTGATGTGTCTTAGTGGCACACATTGCCATAACATAATACAATGTACTTAACAACTCAGACCAGCCAGGTGAATAAATGAGCTTTACTTTTCAAAACCCATTTTCGTACTTCAACAATCCAGCTAACAGCAACCCTGTTGGCTTGGGGAAGCTATATATCGGCTTGCCAGATACAGACCCGATTACTCCTGCAAATCAAATCCCAGTCTACGCAGTTCAGCCTGACGGCTCGGAATTACAGATACCTCAACCAGTCCGCACTACGGCGGGCGGTGTGGTGACTTATAACGGTGTGCCGATTCAGTTGAAGGTTAGCGAGTCAACCTATTCAGTTAGGATTGATAGCTCTACTAATGCCCAACTGTACTATACGCCTAGAGTTGAAACACCCATTGACGACGGAGGGACCGCAGCAAGCATTAACAGCGTTAAATCCCTCCAAAGCGTGACGAAACCAGCGGTAGACACTATTTATGATGTTATTGGCTACTACGAAGATACAACAGTTGGCGGCGGCGGTTTTGTGTGGGAAGCTACACGTCCTTACAGTGACCACAATGGCGGTACTGTCATTGCGCCTCCTGCCATTGCTGCTTGGGATGGTACACAGGCTGATATTGCCACTCTATTAAACTGGACTGGCAGCGGCGTTGGGTGTTGGGTTAGGGTTAACGCAATTACACTAACGCCTGAAATGTTTGGAGCGGTTGGAGGTGTAGTAGATGACACTCTTTCCATTCAATCAGTCATTGACTACGCTAAATCAATGACAAGCTTTTTTTCAAGCTCTGGCGGAGTAAATGTTAATTTTTCCGCTTCAAGTTATAGCGCAACAAAAATAACAAGAAGGTCAGGAGTTACACTGGTTGGCGCAGGATCAAGAAGCACTATATTCTTCGCGCTGCCTCAATCTGCACCATCAGGTCAAGACCCAGTTTACGGACTGTTTGAGATAGAAAACGGCCCCGTTGTCAATTCAGGCTTAAAAGGAATGTGCATATGTGGGTCATCAACACCAACAGGCACTACAGCAGTCAATGCAAATCAGTGGGGAATCTACAGCAGGGCTAAGTGGAATGCTTCTTTTACTGAGGGCGGCTTGTGGCACTCAGGGTACGATGACGTATGGGTGCGCGGTTTTAATTATGGAGAGTGGTCTAGAGCAGGCTATACTAACGCGCATAGCAGATTACCAAATCAATTTATTACATACAACGATATGACTGTGCAGGTCTGTGCTGGTGGTGAGGCAAGACGTTTTACAGGTCAGCATGGTCAAATATCTGTGCAGAACGGGGACAGCGGTGCACTCGATAGCTTGGTTGCATCCCTCGTCTGTAAATTCGATTGGGATCCAAACCCTTCACAAGTTGCATCAAATACTAATGGCGAGTCAACAACGGACGTTTCTGGAGTAGGCAATGCAGTAAGAACTCCGGAACAAATACAATTCTCAGCAGGGGCAGCGATTCAACGCGCAAACAAAGGTTGTTACGTCAGAAATACAAGAGGCGTTTCTTTTGATGGCTGTTGGTTTGAATCACTTGGAGGGTCTTTTGAGCTTGCAACAAACGGTGGCGCTTCGGTATCCAATACAAGGTTTGCAAACGCAGCAGACGGCAACAGGCTTTCACCAGTAGTTACGAACGGCGGCTATATTGTCAAACACGGAACCAATACTAATTTTGATTTCGGAATTGGCAACTTTATAACTGGAGTTCGAGATCAATTCGTTGATGCGTCAGTTAACTTAACAGACATTATTAGCGACAGGCACAACCCAAGTAGCAGAGTTACAGACGGAAAATTTAACGTAGCAAGCCCAGCAACATTAACGGCATCTAGCGTTGGAGCTATTGACGTTAAAGGCTTGAATTATGTTTATGCAAGAGCGTATCAGACCGACCTATCTGTGCCGATAATTACAATAAGCAGCATGTTGGTGCCTTCTGATATTCTAACAATAAGAGCATGGACAGGCTCTATAACGTTTTCAAACTCAGGTGGGAATTTAAAGCTCGGCAGCGGAGACAGGCAATCTGTAACGATACCTGAAAACGGCTACATAACGTTTATGCGGGTGCATGGATTTTCTGGTGTTGAGTGGGTTATGCAATCTTATAATGAGCATTATTCGGACACATTACCGAGTGCGGGATATTTTTCCAGGGGGCATAAAATCTGGAAAAACAACCCAACTCCAGCAGAGAGCGCAGGTTGGATATGCACAACAGCAGGTATTGCAGGTTCAACAGCGGTTTTTAGCGCAATGCCTAGCAGGGCTTTGGATTCTTTTACAGTTGCTACGCTTCCAAGCGCATCAGCCAATACAAGGCAGTCTATTTATGTTTCAGATATGTCAGGGGGCGCAGCTCCAGCATATAGCAATGGCACGAATTGGGCTAGATATTCAGACAATACAACAGTGAGCTGAGGTTTTTATGTTAGAAAAAATAGTAACACCATATGAATTTTTAGTGAGAGTCGAAGATGGTAAAGTGCGTGGATGCCATAAAAGACACTTAGTTAAAATAGTTGATTCAGAGACAGGTAGGTTAGTCACTGAGTCGGAGGGGGACGCAATACCCGTTGAGTTAACCGAAGAAATGAAATCTGAAATAATCCGCCTGATTAGCGATGATTAAATTTTTACCAATTTTTCTCATAGTATCATGCGCACCACCAGCCACGGTAGAGCAGCAACACGCCGCAGCAATGCGGCATCACGTTTACGTGTCAGACATGGAGCAATACGGTGTCGATGATTACTGGACACCATCCCTCACAGGTGACTGCGAGGACTACGCTTTATGGATGCAAGAGCGTGTCGGTGGTCGGTTGCTGTACGTCAGAATTGAAAGCAAAGACGCGCATATCGTGCTAGATGTGGGTGGGAAGATGGTCGACAACCTATCGCGCAAGGTATATCCACGCTCAGAGATGAAGCACAAGCTTATCTTTGAAATGACTGACGAGCATGTGCAGCAATTTTTAAAAGCAAGGGGCAAAAGATGAATTACTTTAGCGACTCAGAATTAAGCTGTCGGTGCGGTTGCGGTATGACAATCGCCAAGGCACTACTGGATAAGCTGAACAAAGCGCGCGAGCTTGCCGGAGTGCCGTTTGCTGTGACAAGCGGCGCACGCTGCAAAGAACATAATCGAAAAGTTGGTGGAACCCCGAACAGCGCACATACTCGCGGTATGGCGGTTGATATTGCCTACCAATCCAGTCGCGCAAAGTTTTCCATCATTAAAGCCTTGCTTGATGTTGGATTTGTTCGTATTGGCGACAATCAGAAAAAGTCTTTTATCCACTGCGACATTGACGATTCATTGCCGCAAAATGTTTTCTTTGATTATTGAGGCAACAAAAATGCAATTAATACTAAACATACTGAAAGCAATAATGGTGCGCATGGCGACAAAGTACGCCGCTGACTTAGTTGTAACGCACACTATCAAGGCGCTTGAGAAAGCTGCCGACAACACTGAAACAACTATTGACGACGAGCTTGTCGCAAAGTTTAAAGCTGAAAAAGATTTTATTGTAAATACTATCAATTCAGCTCTATAATGGAACCGAACACTCCACGTTCTCCTGTCCATGTTGATATTTCGCCGCAGCTTAACCCACTGCGGCTTTTTTATATTCATAAACAAGGCCAAGCGAGCAAGGAACGACAGCCGCTATTTTTTTAGGATCCATCCCTGTATCTAGCAACTTCATTATTGCTGACTTTTTAAGCCCCTTCTTTCTCGGCATGCCACAAAGACTCCTAAGTCTTGAGTTTTGTTCTTCTAGAGTTTTTATTCTTTTTTTTAGTGAGCTTATTTCACTTTTAAGGCTTAGGTAATCAGTTAGGTCGCTCACAACAACCCCCTATCACTCAAAAGCCTGATCCACTCATTCACATTGACCACACTGCGCTTAATGCCGAGCATCTCAAGTGCTGGCTTTGTGCCGCAATCGTGGCGACACTTAAACGCTACAACTTTTTTGCACATCTCCAGAGCTTGACGCTCTTTTAAGTGCTTTCGGTTTTCTTGCTGTGGCCATCCAAAGCTGTTAGCAACTTGATTCAAATAAACGATGTTGTAACCGGTGCGCTCATGAACCTGCTTGGTGGTCAGCCTTTCTTCACAATAAAGCTTTTCAAGCATCTTCATGCGCTCAGATTTCCCAGTCGTTTCACCTAGTCTTTTTGGTGAGTAGCCGCGCAGCTTTGCGCCCGCAGAGGTTAATATTTCCCTGACTTCTTTGGTTGTTAGACCTGTTTTTCTGGCTACAAGAGAAGGTATCATATCCTTCGCAAGCTCTATTATCGTCTCGTTGCTGATTGTCATTTTGTAAACGCTCCAGCGCCTTTTGTAGGCTGTAATGGTTAATTATCATAGTAAATCTCGGCTATGGCTGATAAAACAACAGCGCATAGCCAGAGGATGGTTATTGTTGGTAGGGTCATGGCTTTGCCTTAGCTGCTAAAACAACTTGCTTAAACTTACCATACCAAACTTCTATCTCGTGCGCTTTCTGCGCGGACACTGGTGAGCTTGGCGCGTAGAAAAGCGCCCTTATTAGATCAACGTCAAGTTTCCTGTTGCGCTCTTTTAGCTTATCAACCTGCGACTTTAGCTGCTTTATTTCTTCAGCTTGCTTAAAGTTACGGTCAATAACCGATACTTTCTGCCGCATCCTGACATGAGCTCTTTCACATAGCCCGTGTATTTCCTCGTTATCTGTTAACAACTTGACTCTAACAAACTCATCTAGTAGCAAATCATTTTGGTCAGTTGATAAAGTAAGTTCATTTTTTAACGCCCCAACCTGCGCCGCCAAAGCATCGCGCTCAGCTTGTAGTGCAATCACTTGCTCTTTGGTAAAAACTTCACCATCAATTATCAAAGCATTTGCTGCTGTCACTGAGCCTAACTGCTCAGGTGTGTTACCAATTATAATCACAATCTACCCTCCATCTTATCCGCATGTAAAATCAACTCAGCAATGCTATAACGCTGCTGCTCACGCGCTCTGCTTGCGTTGTAAGCAAATCCGCGCTGTTGGTTGTAGTGAAAGCCTGACTGCTCGCATAAGTCCATCAGGCGGCTATGTAGCTGGTCTTTGTTGCGGCATGTTGCCAGCTCGTTTTTTGCTTCTGTTAGGTTGTTCATTCGTCACGCTCCATAACGTCTATGTCGATGCACTTGATTTCTGCAACTATGGTGTCGTGTTTATTCCACAGCCAGTCTTCGTACTCAGATAAGGCCTGACTGGGCCAGCGCTGACTACACTCGAACTCAGGCAGCTTTCTTCCGCCTTTCGTCACCGCTCTAATGGTATACGTTTTCATCATCCGCACTCCTCATTAAAATCCCGTTTAACAGCATTAACCCTGTCAGCTTCAAAGTGCAGGTCTGCATTTTCTCTTTCCAGCTCGGCTATGCGCTTTTGTTGCTTCTGTTCGCGCAGGTCGTAAACTCCTGACACCACAAACCAATTGGCAAGCATAACGGCTACGCATAGTAAAAATGTTTCGATTGGGTTCATGCTAACCTCCAATACAGACCAGCAATAAAACCAACAATAACCACAACACTGAACAGTCGTGCAAGTGCAACCATGTTTGATTGGCGCTTGGTTTTTGGTTGCTCGTTTAAAGAATAATTAATCAACGGACGATACTCCATACACTAATTCCTCTAGTTTTGTTTTGATGGCACGTAACTGGTCAAGTACGTCAGTTGCGTGTAAATCTGCCTGTAGTCGGATATCGGCAAAATCATTACCTTCAACAAACAGATAGCAAAACAGCATCACTGATGATCGATTAATCCAGCACCAGCGCTTTTGCTCAGCTCCATGCAGCCACTGGCAATCGTAGATGTATGCCAGTTTATTGATATCCGCTATCAGGTCAACTATTGGCTGCTCTGCGTTGGCTAGGGCTTGTACGGTTTTTTGTTTGCGTTTTTCAGGAGTCCATTTTTCAACAGACTGCCTTGTTACGCCGTAAAATTCTGCTAGGTCTTTGGTTTCCACTTTATTCTCCTGTTGATTGCCAGTTAGCGACTGGCGGCGCTGATGGTTATTAAAAAACTTCCAATGTGAAACTAACTCCGAAGCAATTTTTAACAACAGCATATCCGCTATCTTTCAACCACTTACTGATAAATATTCTGTTTTCTGAATCATCCATTGAGCAGCAAGAGAAGTTTTCTATTGCTGCAAAAGCAGCTTTTACGCTTGACACTGTTGCTATTAATTCGCCTGTCATTGTTTCGATTTTGATTTTCATTTTCTTGCTCCGGTGTATTTCGTTTCGATAAAGCAACTATAGTTGCAAGCAATGAAGGGTGCAAGTGTTTTTTTACTGGTCGGAGCAGTTAAAGCGCAACAACAGAAACAGGGTAGCAGCGGAATCGCTCAAACAAGCAAGCCGGAATATTATCCGGCTGCTCTGAGGTTAGATAGGTGAAACGCTTTCCGTTGGGGAGTGTTATTTGGTAGGCTTTCAAGTTAAACTCTAATGATTAAATAACCAGTGTTAACATTAGTTCCAGATTCCTTAAAGCTGCCGACAGGTAAATCATGCCATTCGCCTTTAACCAATCCATGCTCATACCATGCGGAAGCTGGCAGCACTGAGACGAGTCTACCGCCAGGCTTTACAAACTTCTTGGCGTGTTCAATGTGCTTTAGATAATGTTTTCCGTAAAACGGCGGGTTCATCACCACGGCGTCATAAATTGGATCTGGTGCGGTATCCAGAAAATTAGCTGTAAGCACACTATGGCCCTTTGCACGGGCTTGGTTTGCGCGACCAGCGTGGTATTCGATACCAACACACGTAAAGCCAGATAAACGCAATTCGTCCAGTATTGCGCCATCACCACAGCTTGGCTCTAAAATTAGCGCGTTTTTATCAAGATACACAGCGTTAATAATACGTTTTACAACTGCGTTAGGCGTGGGGTAAAACTGCAGGTCTGTTGAAACTTCTGTACTTTGAGAGCGCTCACCTTTTTCATGTGCATCTGGTAAAACCTCCCCATAAAACTCATGCAAGGCATCATTGACGATCTTCAAAGCGCGTTCATTAAAGTGAACATGCGCGTTACCGTTTTTAAACATCTTTACGCTTAAACCTAAGCGCGACAGTTCAAAATCTTCAATGCGTAGTCGGTACTTTTGAATAGTGTTTAGCTCGTCTTGAGTCAACTTAGGTTCCGCTGAAACCTGTAACATAGCCTCACATATGTCTTTCAATCTATCAGCGCCCCAAGTGCCATAGCCGTTGAAATTAGACAGTATCGCTCGTTTAGGTAGTTTATTAACGCCAAAACCAAAGTTAGAGTGAGATTTGTAAAACTTATCTAAGTTACAAAACGCTTCGGCTAAACCCTTCAGAATGTAATAGCGTGGATTTTCCCAGTATCGGCCAAAGGTGGCTTGCAGGTTCTCCAGTGTTAACGGTGCAGGATTCGTCAGCGACTGGTTAAATTTACGTTTATCCTCAGCGCTAAACACATTATCTAAACCAAGGCGCATGTAAATCGCTTTCCACGCACTTGATAATAAAATACGCTGACCTTGCGTTTCGCTTGGATAGCTTCTGTTGATAAATGATTCACCAGTAGGGCCACCAATAACCTGAACCGCATTGTATATGCGACCTTGAGCTTGGTTAAATTCTTCAATCTCTGCAATTAGGTTTTCAGACTTCTGCCGGTATTCAACCACAATATCACGCACTGTATGGGGGTATGCTAACTGATTCAATTCTTCCCATCCTTCTTAAACTCCAAACACATAACAACCCCACCCTGATACCGCTCAATAACTGGCATCGCGTCGAACTGCAACTTTCTTTTTACGCACACTCTGCACATGCTGGATTTTTGGTGGGTCATGGTTTCTCCTACAAAAAAACCAATCCTAGCACCATTTTTGATGCTAGGTGGTCGGATGTGTTTATCAGAACGGAATATCTTGATCAAAATCAATAGCTTGGTTCAGCGGTTGATTCTGCACTGGCGGCTTACCAATCATCGGCTGATAACCTTGCTGCGGTTGCGCTGCCTGTGGCACTGGACGTTGCGCTGCTGGTTGTTGCGCTGGTGCTGCGCCTTGTGGAGCATAAGCAACACCTAGCTTTGCATCAAGCAACTGTATCGACAACTGCAAGCCGTTCTGGCCCTGATACTGCTTGATTGCCAGCTTATCTCCAGTCAGCTCAACAATCGAATCCTTGACCAGCACCGATTGATAAAACTGAACCTGTGCCGGAGCCTTGGCGAATACCGCCGCTTCGTAGTTTGTCCACTGGTCTGTTTTTGT